TTAGCAGAATCCACAGCAGATGTAATTTTTGCAGATGTTGCTGAAGGTCTTGCAGACACTCAGAAGGAAAAACTTGCTAGTCTTGCCGAGAATATTGAGTTTGAAAGTGAGTCAGACTATCGTGAGAAGCTTGGCACTTTGAAGGAATCTTATTTCCCTACAAAGAGTGCAAGTACTCCAAAGAGCACCTCTGAAAACTTATCAGAAGAGGTTTCAACTGACGAAGTTGCAGTCGAGGAGCATAGTCCTAGAATGCAAGCCTATTTGAATACGCTTTCAAGAGCTGCTAAAAAGTGATTTTTAAATTATTAATTTCAAACAAATAAAAAGGTAAACTTACAATGCAGATGTACAATTCTGAACATCTACAGGAAAAGTGGGCACCTATTCTCGATTATGATGGACTTGATCCAATCAAAGATTCTCATAGAAGAGCAGTTACCGCAGTCCTGTTAGAAAACCAAGAGAAGGAATTACGTGAAGAGCGTAACTTCTTATCAGAAGCCCCCAACGTAAATACACAGTCAAGCTCTAGTGCTGCAGGTTTCTCTGCTGACGCTACTGCTGCTGGTCCAGTTGCTGGTTTCGACCCCGTTCTGATTTCTTTAATCAGACGTTCAATGCCAAACTTGGTCGCATATGACCTAGCTGGTGTTCAACCAATGAATGGTCCTACTGGACTAATCTTCGCAATGAGATCTCGTTACAAGACTCAAAGCGGAACAGAAGCATTATTCAACGAAGCAGATACAGCATTCTCAGGTCAGAATGATGGATTTGATGTTGATACAGGCGACGTTAACACTAACGTTGGTTTGGGTACAACCGCACAGCAAGGTTCTAACCCAGGTCTTCTAAACCCAACTGCTGCTCAGACAAATGCTACTGACTACAACGTTGGTCAGGGTATGCGTACAGATACTGCTGAAGATCTAGGTGATGGAACTGGCGATCAGTTCAACCAGATGGCTTTCAGTATTGAGAAAGTAACAGTTACTGCGAAATCTCGTGCGTTAAAAGCTGAGTACTCACTAGAACTCGCTCAAGACCTCAAAGCAATCCACGGATTGAATGCTGAGGCTGAGTTAGCAAATATCCTTTCTACAGAGATACTTGCTGAGATCAACCGTGAGGTTATCCGTACTATCTACAACGTAGCAGAACCTGGTGCTCAGGCAAACGTTGCTACTGGTGGTACATTCGACCTAGACACCGATTCAAACGGAAGATGGAGCGTTGAGAAGTTCAAGGGATTGATCTTCCAAATGGAAAGAGACGCTAACGCCATCGCCCAAAGAACTCGTCGTGGAAAGGGCAACATGATCCTCTGCTCTGCAGACGTTGCTAGTGCCCTAACAATGGCTGGTGTTCTTGATTACACCCCTGCACTTAATGCTAACCTTAATGTAGACGACACAGGCAACACATTTGCTGGTGTTCTTCAAGGTAAGTATCGTGTATACATCGATCCTTATTCTGCTAACGTATCTGCTAATCAGTACTACGTTATCGGTTACAAAGGTTCTTCACCTTATGACGCTGGACTGTTCTACTGCCCATACGTTCCTCTACAGATGGTTCGTGCAGTTGGTCAGGATACATTCCAACCAAAAATTGGATTCAAGACTCGCTACGGCATTGTCGAGAACCCATTCTCACAAGGAGATGCAACTAACCAAGGACTTGGTGTTCTTACTCGTAACAAGAACCGCTACTACAGACGTGTTAAAGTTACAAATCTTATGTAAGCGAGTTGCTTATATTTTATCCGAGGGGGTTCGCAAGAACCCTCTTTTTTTGTCTAAATAAATATGTAAAGTTTTGATAAGAACAATGTTTTGTAAATTTTCTAAAATGACATTAGAGGAACGTCGTAATAAGAAATTGAAAATGTATAAATTCTGGGAAGAATCCTTAGAAGAAAGACTTGCTGGTATTAAAGCAGCTAGAGCAAAATTAGAAGAACAGATGGAAAAAAAGGAATAAGTATGGTATACTGGGTGAATGGATAAACATATTAGAGTACCAAATCAAACTTTAAAGTTAAAAGATTGTACAATAGTTCATCAAATGTTATATCAAACACCATTGTTTGAAATTAATATTGATGAAATAGATAATAGAAAATTAGAAAAAGATATTTACAAATTAAGAGAATCTGATAAGAATGGAGTTTCTTATTCTAATTGTGGTGGGTGGCATTCTGAGATACAGCATAATGATAATATAGATTTAATTTTTAAACCACTAATTAATAAGTTTGGAGTAATATTAACAAACCTCCCCTTTTATCCAGCAATTTCTAATATAACATCTTTAGGAATATGGGCAAATATAAATGATAGGTATTCATATAATACTGCTCACACACATCCTCAATGTGATATATCTGGAGTTTATTATGTTAAAGTGCCAAAAGGTGATTGTGGTAAGTTGATGTTTGCAGATCCAAGACAATCTTATAGTTATGGTAATAGATTTTTTGTAGAAAGATATACTGGTGGCGAATCAACAGGAAGAGATCCTATAGAAGGAAATATGTATTTGTTTCCATCTTCTTTAGAACATTGTGTTTTAACAAATAATGTGGATGAAGATAGGATATCAATATCTTTTAATTTAACAGTAGAATAATGATAAAGAATTTAATTCCTATTGATAACCCTTTACTACATCAAAGAATTAAAAAATGTAGTTATGATTTAGATCGTTCTAAATTATCATATACTCTTACTGAAAATATGTTTCATTATAATGGTGTTGGTTTATCTGCTAATCAAATAGGTATAAATGAAAGGGTTTTTGTAATGATGAGTGATATAGAAACAGAAGAAACTATAACTTGTTTTAATCCTAAGATTATAAAAGAATCTAAAAAAATAGTAGTATATGAGGAAGGATGCCTTTCATATCCTAATCTAAAATTGAATATATCAAGACCAGCTACAATTGTTGTTAAATATGAAGATGAGGGTAAAGAATTGCATAAAATTAAATTAGAAGGATTTATTGCAAGAATATTCCAACATGAGTATGATCATATGGAAGGTATTGATTTTACCCAAAGATCTTCTAAATAGTTAAAAAAATAATAATGGCTGCATCTGGACCGTTTGTAACTCAAATACAAAATAGGAATTATCTATCTGGTATAGGTTTTAAGTTTAATCTTGCCAAGTATCCAAAGGTAGATTTTTTCTCAAATAGTGCTAGAATACCAGAGTTATCTTTAGCAGTTGCTACTCAACCATCATATCTAAAAGATATCGATATTCCTGGTGAAAAATTAACTTATGGTGATTTTACACTTCGATTTTTGGTTGATGAAGATATGGAAAATTATATGTCAGTTTATGAATGGTTATATGGTTTGGGATTTCCAGAATCTACAAAACAATATAAAGATTTAACAACAGATAGTGCAGGTCAAAGAGATCCTAAAGAAGCATTTTGTGATGGAACACTTCGCATTTTAAATAGTAACCTTAGAGAAATAGCAAAGGTAAAATTTAAGGATTTGTTTCCCATCTCATTAACATCACTCGATTTTGATGCAACTAATACTGATGTTCAGTACTTTACAGCAGAGGCATCTTTCAAGTATACTATATACGAAATTACTAGTTCTAAATGAATCTTGACAAAATTCAGGAGATGTGGGAGAAAGATTCTGTCATTGACCCTGATAATCTACATGATGAATCTTTGAAGATTCCCCAATTACACGCAAAGTATTATACAGTTTATAATACTATTACTTTATTGCGTGAAAAAGCAAGAGAACAATATAATAAAGTTAGATTAGAAAGACATAATTATTATACTGGTAAAGCACCAGCAGAAGTTTATATTGAAGAACCTTTTGGATATAAGGTAAGAGAAAAAGATGCTATACAAAGATATATGGATGCGGATGAAAAAGTTCAAAAGATTGATCTTAAAATAAGATATTATGATACTTCATTAAAGTTTTTAGAAGAAATTATTAAAAATGTTTCTAATAGAACTTTTCAAATTAAGAATGCAATTGAATGGAATAAATTTCAAGCAGGGATGTAAATTATAAATATATGAGTAGATCTAATATTAGAAGATGAAACCTACTCCAAAAGAAAGCAAGAAGATCCACGAGAACTATAAAAGGGTTGTGAATCATCTTATTGAAGAGAAATATGCTGTAGACGAAGATTCAGCAGATAAGATTATCTCAGGTATGAGTCAAGATTGGTTTGATACCATTGTCGGATAAGTAGAAAAAATAACCCTCTAAATAATCCTATGAAGGTATAGGATTATGAGTCATTTGATTATATCAAAAAAGAATGAAGTCTATTTAAAAGTAGATGCAGAACCGCATGT